GTTTCGGAGGATTTACAACGGTTAAAACAGGAGCAACTGAATCTTATAATGGAACAAGTTGGACAAGTTCACCCAATAGTATAAACACCGTTAGATATATATTTGCAGGAGCAGGAACTCAAACAGCGGCACTAGGTTTTGGTGGTTACTTAAATACTCCTACAGCTTCAACAGCTACTGAAGAATATGACGGTACAAGTTGGGCTTCTCAAACACCCTCAGCTTTAAGTCCAAGATATGGACATGGTGGTTGTGGAACTCAAACTGCTGCGTTAGCGTTTGGAGGTAGTGTATATACTAATAGATTAACTTCTACTCAAAATTATAACGGTTCCGCTTGGACATCAGGTGGAGCTATGAATACAGCAAGAGTATATCTTTTTGGAACTGGATCTAATACAGCAGCTTTAGCTTTTGGAGGATTTGATGGACCAGGAGCAAATGTAGGTGCAACAGAATTATATAACGGAACATCATGGACAAGCAATCCTACAGGATTAAATACAGCTAGACGAGTAATGGCTGGAGCAGGAACTCAAACATCTACTATAGCTTTTGGTGGTTTTACAACAGCTGTAACTTCAGCAACAGAAACATGGAATGGAACAATTTGGTCAACAAGTCCTGTTTCAATGGCAACAGCGAGAAATAGTTTAGGTGGTGCTGGTATTCAAACAGCAGCTTTAGCTTTTGGAGGAGGTTTACCTGGAGTATCGTCAGCTACTGAAGAATACACAGACCCCTCATTCGGAGTTAGAAAAATAACAACAAGTTAAAACTATGGGAACAATTAAAAGAGGCTTTGCCAATAACATATTAACGACAGGTAAATTTGATGCTACAGATTTATCAGGAACAATACCATCTTCAAACGTGGCCAACACAACGTTATCAAGTATAACAAGAGTGCCAGCGTCAGTAGGAGATTTAGTCCAATCAGTGGCCAGTGATCCGAGTCCAGCGGCGGCCGGAGATTTATGGTATAATTCTACAAGTGGTACATTTAAGAGTCAGGTACTTGTTCCCACAGCGTGGGCGAGTGGTGGAACAATGACAACAGGAAGATATAGTGTGGGTGGAGCAGGTATTCAAACCTCTGCTTTAGCTTTTGGTGGAAGCACAGGTCCATCTGTTAGTACAAGTGCAACAGAAGAATATAATGGAACAAGTTGGGGGCCAGGAGGAAATATGGGAACAGGTAGACGTTATACATCAGGTTGTGGAACACAAACTGCAGGATTATGTGTTGGTGGTTTAATACAGTCGGCACCTAATGATTCTTCAGCAGCAACAGAAGAATACGATGGTTCTACTTGGACGGCAGGTGGAAGTTATCCAGTAGTTATAAATGCGTTATCAAGTTGTGGCTTACAAACTGCAGCTTTATCTTTTGGTGGTGGAAGTCCAGCACCTACTGCAACAACAAGAGAATATGATGGATCAGCTTGGACAACAGGAGGAAGTTTATCAACAGGTAGAACATTTGCTGCAGCAGCAGGTATTCAAACTGCCGGTTTAGCCTTTGGTGGTAAAGTAGGTTCTCCAGCAACATCTACAAATACTTCAGAAGAATATGATGGATCAACATGGACATCTGGAGGAACTTTAAATACTGCAAGAAATGTTTTAGCAGGAGCAGGAACTCAAACAGCAGGTTTAGGATTTGGTGGAAATACAGGTCAAGGATCAGGAACAACAGGAGCAACAGAAGCATATAATGGAACTGCTTGGACTACAAGTCCAGTATCATTAGCAAATGCTAAATCATATTTAGCTGGTTGTGGAACTCAAACAGCAGCTTTTGCTTTTGGTGGAAATCCAATTACAACTTCAACAGAAGAATATACAGAAGCAGCATTAACCACAAAAACAGTAACCACAAGCTAACATAAATAGTATTGTTATGAGTAAACTTGATGATAAAGTAAATGAAATATTAGGTATTGAACCTATACCTACATTAGAATCTATTGTTAAAATAGACAATCCACCAGTACCTAGAATTAACGACACCACTAAAGCAGATATAGATAATGACTACGAATATAGTAGAGAGAATTACTATAATCTAATTGAAAAAGGCCAACAGGCCATTGAAGGTATATTAGAGATCGCTAAAGAAGGCCAACATCCAAGGGCCTACGAAGTAGCAGGCCAACTTATAGCAAATGTGGCCGGCACAGTGGATAAGTTACAAGATTTACAAAAGAAATTAAAAGAATTAAAAAATCTACCTAAAACTGCTTCGCCTCAAATTAAAAATGCTTTGTTTGTTGGTAGCACTAAAGAATTACAACAGTTATTGAAAAGAAATGAAAACACTCAAAGCGAAAAAAAGTTACCTGAACAAACAGACGTTTCAGATAAGTGATTTAACTTTTATAAGAACGTCCATACCTTTAAAAGAAATACTTAATGGAGAAGAAATGATTGAACCTATACAAATAGTTAAACACACGATTAATGACGTATCACGTATGGGTGCTAACGGCACTCCTTATATTGAAAAACAATACAGTGTTTTTAAAGGCAGTCAAAGAGTAAAGGCCGCTTTACAATTAGGCTATACACATATAGAAGGAACCATAATTAATGAGTGATTATAAAGAACATATTTTTCCTACTGAAAGTTTAATTGGTGGTTGGTATATGCCTGAATCTATTTGTGATAAAATGATTGATATATTTAAGTCAAGTAAAAAAGAAGAAAACAAAATATACTTAAACAAAGAAGATGTAATTGATCCGATTATTAAAATAAGTTTAGAAACAGGTTTAAGAAATGAAGAATATGAAAACCATTTGAATAATATTTTGAAATTATATAAACAGAAATATGATTTTTGTGATGTTGGTACTTATGGTATTAATGATTTAATTAAAATACAATACTATGAACCAAATGAAGGATTTTTTAAATGGCATATTGAGAATACTTATAAGCCTCACAATAAAAAAAGACATTTAGTTTTTATGACCTATTTAAATGACGTTGAGAATGGTGGCACAGAATTTCTATATCAGAATCTTACCAGTCCAGCAAAAAAAGGTTTAACTTTGTTTTGGCCTGCTTACTATACACATCCTCATAGAGGACAGATAAGTAGTACCAAAGAAAAATATATAGCAACAGCGTGGTACACATTTAATGAGTGAAAAATCTTCAGTATATCTTGGTAATCCTAATCTTAAAAAGGTAAACGTACCTGTAGAATTTACACAAGAACAAATACAAGAGTTTGATTTATGTTCTAAAGACCCTTTATATTTTATTCAAAACTATGTAAAGATTGTTTCTTTAGATGAGGGATTAGTACCTTTTAAAATGTATGGCTTTCAAAAAGAAATAGTAGGTACAATACATAATAATCGTTTTACTATATGTAAACTTCCAAGACAGTCAGGTAAATCAACCACAATTGTTTCTTATTTACTTCACTATGCTTTGTTTAATCCAAATTGTAACATAGCTATATTAGCTAACAAATCATCTACTGCTAGAGATATATTAGGTCGTTTGCAGTTGGCCTATGAGAATATACCAAAGTTTTTACAACAAGGTGTATTAAACTGGAATAAAGGTAATATTGAATTAGAAAACGGTAGTAAGATTGTGGCTGCTGCTACATCTTCAAGTGCCATTCGAGGAGGTTCATATAATATAATATTCTTAGACGAGTTTGCTTTCGTACCAGCAACTATTGCTGAACAATTTTTTAGTTCAGTGTTTCCTACAATTTCTTCTGGTAAAAGTACAAAGATGGTTATTGTTTCAACACCTCACGGAATGAATATGTATTATAAGTTGTGGTCTGATTCTGTAAATAAATTAAATGATTATATTCCTGTAGATGTTCATTGGTCAGAAGTTCCTGGTCGTGATGAAAAATGGAAAGAAGAAACAATACGTAATACAAGTAAAGAACAATTTGCTAGTGAGTTTGAGTGTGAATTTTTAGGATCAATAGATACTTTAATATCACCATCTAAAATCAAAGTCATACCTTATGTGAGACCATTGCAATCACAAGGAGGTTTAGATATATTTGAAAGGCCAGATAAAGAAAAAATATATGTTTGTACTGTTGACGTAGCGAGAGGTATTACAAAAGATTATTCAGCGTTTGTTATATTTGATGTAACTCAAATGCCATATAAAGTTGTGGCCAAATATCGTAACAACGAAATTAAACCTTTAGTGTTTCCTAATATTATAGAACAAACTTGTAAGGCCTTTAATAGAGCCCACATATTAGTAGAAGTAAATGATTTGGGTGGACAAATATCTGATGCTGTTCATTATGATTTAGAATATGACAATGTATTAATGACTACACAAAGAGGTAGAGCTGGCCAAGTTTTAGGTACAGGTTTCAGTGGCCGTGGTAGTCAGTTAGGTGTTCGTATGACTAAACAAATTAAAAAAATAGGTTGTTCTAATTTAAAAACTATTATTGAATCTGATAAACTAATTGTAAATGACTTTAACATAATAGAAGAAATGTCTACCTTTGCTAGACGACATAACTCTTGGATGGCAGAAGAAGGATGTAATGACGATCTAATGACTTGTCTTATTATATTTGGCTGGTTATCAAATCAAACATACTTTAAAGAATTAAGTAATTCTGATGTTCGTTCTAAATTATATGAAGAACAGTCTAATATAATTGAACAGGATATGGCCCCTTTTGGTTTTATAGATGATGGCTTATCTACTGAAGATACTCAACCATTTAAAGATGAGTATGGAGAAACGTGGCATCCTGTAGTAAGAAAAGGCGAAAGTTAGTATAAAAAAGTACAAAACCAGTGTATTATAAATAGATTGTAGATGATTAACTTTGATTATGGGCGTATGAATAATACGAGTTTTGAATAACATATGTTAAAATTAGCTAATTAAAAAAGGAGAAAACCTAATGGCATTTCAAGTATCACCAGGTGTTCTCGTACAGGAAAGAGACTTAACAAGAATTATTCCTGCTGTATCTACTTCGGTAGGCGCTATAGCAGTTCAATTCTCTAAAGGTCCACTTGACGAAATCGTAACGGTTTCTAGCGAGCAAGAATTAGTAGATACGTTTGGCAAACCAAATTCAACTAACTTTGAAGATTGGTTCAGTGCAGCAAACTTTTTACAATACTCTAATGCTTTAAGAGTAGTACGAGCAACTAACACAGGATTATTAAACGCTACCTCAAATACGAGTGGTATTTTAATAAAAAACACACAAGACTATCAAGACAACTATTCTACAGGATCAGCTTCTATCGGAACTTTTGCTGCTAGAGAAGCCGGTTCTTATGGTAACAATTTATTAGTATCAACTTGTCCAAGTGCTACAGCATATTCGACAGCAGCAGTTACAACAGTAAATGATGCTTCAACAGCTGTAGGAGATACTACTGTAACTTTAACAGCAGGAACTGATATTAATGTAGGCGACATAGTAGAATTTTCTACTACTGCAGCCGGTACTGATTATGACGGTTACAAATATAGAGTAACTGTAGTTGCTACTAACGACATTACTTTTGTTAGAGCTGACTCAGGACAAGGCGGATTACAAGTAGCATTAACAAATGGTGCTAATGTAAAACGTTATTGGAGATATTACGATCAAGTAGCTGGTGCTCCAGGTACTTCACCATACGCTTCTGAAAGAAGTGGAGTTAATGACGAAATTCACGTTATCGTTGTTGACCAAGATGGTGGTATTTCTGGTACTGCTGGTACAATCCTAGAAGTATTTGACTCAGCATCAAAAGCTGCTGACGCTAAATCACCTCAAGGAGACTCAAATTATTACGTAGATGTAATATACAATAAATCAAAATATGTTTATTGGATGGATCACAACGCAAGTGGTTCAAACTGGGGCTCAAATGCTTCAGGTACTACATTTACAGCTGTGA